GGCGTCACCTCGGTGGCACAAGAAGCCTGTCAAAGGTTTCGGCACAGGGTTTGGACTACCACTAACAGTTCCATTTCTTTTCTTTCTCGACTCTACGAGATAGAGCTTTCTCAATGCAACGACACTAAAGGTCATAGTTGCAAGCAATATCTCGCTGAAGTCAAGTCTTTTCTTTCGGCTCCTCTTGTTCAGATCCTGTCTGACTCAAACCCTTTCCCTTCGCGCTCTTTCGAAGACTCTCTCGCCATAAGCGCCGCACTAAATTCGATCCCGAAGGGGTTTCCGGATTCATGCGACTGCTTGGAGGACGGATTGTTCGATGAGATGCACTCGAGGCTAACAAATGAAAAATTAACCCTGCCAGCAGGGTATTTGAGTCATGTACGCGCTCAAATTCGCAGTTTGTTTCCCAACGGTGTGTCCGAAAAGAGCATCAATAAGCGTGCCCGCTCTGTCGTGCCCCCGTTGACGTCGACTCTTGTGAGTTCGAGACGTGACGGTGGAGCATACGCAGAGTGGCACGGGAGAAGGAAAGAGTATTTGTCGGAGGTCTTGGACCCAGAATTGATCCACACGCCCGCCTTCATGGTGGCGAAGGACGCTGGTAAGCCAAGACCATTGGTGAAGAACGATAGTTCTTATCTTCTCCTGCGGCCTCTCCATTCATTGTTGTACGACACGATCAGTCGCGAGCGTTGGTTGCTGCGTGGCAATTTCAGTCCGTCCAAGTTGTCCGACGCGGGTTTTCTACCCCGCCAGACGTACTTTTCGGCTGATTTTACAGCAGCAACTGACAACCTCCCGATTGAGGTGGCGGAAGCAATTATGGATGAGCTTTCGGCCTTGTCTCTCCCGGCCATCCAACCTCTCTTGTCTGCTGCCAAACAATCTCTCAGACCTCTCATCACGGGACCTAAGTGCTTTGTACCAACTACGGGGCAATTAATGGGGAACTTGTTAAGCTTCCCATTGCTTTGCCTTCAGAATTGGTGCGCCGCTACTTGGGTGGACCGCATGATGGGTTTTGAAACGCCGAAATTGATAAATGGCGACGATTTGTTGGTGCAGGCCGGAGAAGATTGGGTGTCTCTCTATCGGCTCGTGGTGCCAGCCCTGGGTATGAAATTGAACGAAAGGAAAACGGCTTTTTCACGGAAGTTGTTGACCATGAATTCAACCTATTATACAGGGAATTTTAAGAAAATCCCGTTTGTGAAAATGCGGATTCACCAAGCCGATGTGAGAGAGTTGCCGGAGGTCCTTCACAATCTTTCTCGCGAGTTTACCCGTTCTCCTCTGCGTGCGCGGCTCACCCGTCACTTACTCTCTTTTTGGAGCTTCAGAATCCGAGGATCGAGACGCTCCCTCTACAAACTCGGTTTCAGGTTGCCTGTCCTTGGACAGCACCAGGTTCCGTTGCCTTTGTGGAGAAGAGAGAAGAGACGAGTCGTGCACGAGTACGGTATTCCACGCCGACCTGCGGGATTTCACCAATCCATGGTGACGTGCCCAGAGGCCGAAGAATATCTGGAAGACGGGGAAATAGCAGAATGCGTTGTGGAGGCGACATGGAAAATGGGAGAATACGAACGACCAGTCAAGCAATCTCTTTTCGACGTGCAACGGCAACTCAGATCCTCTCCATCCAAGAGAGGGCGCGAGCTTGCCGTTCAGGCACGCCGGAGGTTACATGAATGGCCGGAGAAGAAAAGCCCCGCTATCCCGGAGAGTATCGTGGATTGCTTTCTTGGTCTCCACACAACAGTAGTCATTCGTGACGGCTATCTGGAGTGGGACAAGTGCGATCTTTGTACGAAACTGAGGGATAGGTGGTGGAGAAAGGAAAGAGAAGGAATGTGTTCGGTAGCCAATGACAAGGTGCTATCGAGAACTGCTGACGTCGTATGGACGTGACAGCGGGAATTCTGGGGTCGGCAAGCTCTTGGCGCCCCGGCGAATGACAAATGAAAACGAATTCGATCTCTCCCGAAAGGAGAGGCAACCTTGATCGGTTATAGTGGAAAGGAGAAGTTCGTCGGGAGTGCCCTGGGTTCGTTGCGGTAAGGTGATACGTGTTCGCACCCCTGTCACACCTCACCCGCTGTTTGACGCATGCGTCAGCAGTCGACGAGACAAGTTTGTGCCC